ACGCTGGAGGCTATGAGAGTCAGAGATTTCATACAAATAATGGTGATAAATGGCGATTATGTCATTATGAACTTGAAAGGTATGTGAATTTAGGGCTTCTTTATGGTCTTAAACGCAGTGGAGGTGTTGCATCTGTCACAGGTTCAGAGGGAGAGTGGTCGTTTTCTCAGCGTGTTACAACGTTGATTAAGGACTGCCCCGATGAGCTTCGTGAACGGGTGCTTGGCCAGTTTTTGCATCTGAATAAGACTCAACTGACGAGAGTGAATCTACCATGGTTTATCCCAGAGTCACTCGGTGGCCTAGGTCTACCGGAGTGTGGCAAGTACAAAGCATCTGTGAAAGATCGAATTTTAGCACGTATGATTTACGACGATTCGAAGTCGTATCCTATAAAGAAGATTCCTGTTGAACGTAATTGGTTGACATGGGATTATGCTATTAAGAGATTTGGATCGGTGATTCCACGAAATGCATTAGTCGGTGCTTCTAACGCAGCTGCCAAAAGGCAGTCTGTGCTAGATCACGAGACTATGATGTCTTGGAATCAGCTCTTAGGTTTGGCTTGTGTTGAGGGGTTATTTCGTTGTGATAAGTCTATTTTATATAAGGCTTCCTCACCGGATGAACCGAGACAGAAGTTGAAGAAGGAGCGTGAATGCATGGCTATACTACGTGGGAATTCTAGAAGCTACAAGAAGGCTCTCCTGGCAACAGGTGGGAACTTGAGAGGTTTACCCAGGTTTGACCCGAATCGTCAATATCGGACTTTTGAGCAAGAGTTGCGTGCAGCTTGGTCGTTAGCGACTAAGAACGGCAAAACTTTTGACCCATCACAGTTCGAATATGATACTTCGTCCATCCCTTACCCCGTGTCTGTCGACCCTAACGACTTACCGGCTCTTATAGTGGCTGACACTAGATTTACACAACCGTATGTTGATACGGAAGTGAAAATCAAAGTGAAAACCCTGTTTGAACCAGTCTGCGCGTCGGTTGTCAAACTAGAGAAAATCGTGGCATAAACCGACGCTTGTTCTTTTCGGAAACGTCGAAACATTGACGTTACAAGGAGCGATTCCGGGAACGAATACATGCCCTGTCCTGGGAGTGGGCACGCCCATCAACTACCAAGGTACGGGCATAACCAAGTACTGCGGTTTCGTCGACGCAGTCAACCACATCAACGCGGATGCAGGTAGCTAGACGCGGCGAGATCGCTAAGCGTCTGACGACACTTGAGAACCTCGGTACCATAGCAATTCAATAAAGG